CCAACAGTTGCAAATGTTGCAGAAAATGCGGCTGTTACAGATTCATCACTTTCAGCAACATTTTTGAGCGTACCTGTTCAAAGCTTTAAAGGCCGCGCTATCTCAACTGTAGAGCTTATCGATCGCAGCCGACCAGAATATCTAACAGCTCTTTTGCAGAATCTTGAATTTGCTTATGCAAAGGTAACTGATGAATTTGCCGTTGGCACAATTGCCGGAGCAGGTCAGCAAACTGGAGTTAATGCAAACTCATCAACAGGATTTCTTGCATACACTTCACAAGCTGCCGGTGCCGTCTATAATTCATCACTTGGATTTGCACGCAATATTGTTGTTTCACCCGGACAATGGACAAACATCATGGGATACAACGACAATGGCGCACCTCTATACAATGCAGCCCAGCCTTCAAATGCGGCAGGAAATGTTCGCGGCGATAGCTTGCGCGGCGTAGTTTCACCGGGATTGAATCTGTTTGTTTCTCGCTCGATCGGTAACGCTGGAGCAACAACATCAACAGGCGATTTCTCAATGGCTGTTATCAATCCAGATGCATGGACATGGTACGAATCCCCACGCTTTACATTGCGAACAGCAATCCAAAGCGATGGAACCATTGATATTCTTTATTATGGCTATGCAGCAATTGCTCCAAAGATTCCATTTGGTGCTTGCTGGAACCAGACCTGAGATTAACCAAAACTCATTATCGGTAGCGGTCGCTCCCGAACGCTACTGACACGAAAGGAACCGAGATGCCAGCAATAGTTACAGCCTCGCAGCTGAGAGCAATTCTTGGTGTCTCGGTTTCTTTATATTCCGATGCACAGCTCGATTCATATATCGATTCGGCTGAACAAACAATTTTGCCTTTACTTACGCAATACCAATCATCGGTGACTTTTGCAAATGTGGATGATTCCGTCATTTATTTCACCACAATGCGGCCAAATTACTTTGTGCCGGGTCAATCTGTTGTTGTTACCGGGGCCGGAATTTACAACGCGACTTATACAGTCACCGATGATCGTATTGAGCCATACACATTTACAGCGGCAACAGCGGCGGCTGATCGCACATATCCATTGCCGTTTATTCCGGCGGCAACAGCGACTCTATCCGGTGCATCAGCCGCGCAGCTTTATGCAAGCACACCCCCAATTGAAAATGCCATTTTGGTTGTTGCCGTTGAAATATTTCAGAGCATCACAGCTCCCGGCAATCAGATCATGTCAGACAATTTTCAGCCGAGCCCGTTCATTTTAGGCCGCAGCTTGAGCAACAGAGTTATTGGGCTTTTAGGCCCGTTTCTTGATGTCGAAACGATGTGCCAATGACCATTGAATCAGCCATCCGCACACCATTGAAAACAGCACTTTCAACAATTGCGGCCAATGTGTACAACGGAATTCCAGAGACAATGACAAGTCCGAGCATTTGTTTAATCCCGGATGCACCATATTTGGAAAGCCTTTTGATTAATGGCTCGACAACAAAAGTCAAAGTAAATTTAACTGTCACCGGCGTGGTGGCTTATGCCAACAATGCAGCCGCGTTGGACAATCTTGAAACATTGATGATCAACATCATCAGCGCAATGCCTGCCGGATATGAAGTAGGCAATGTCAATCAACCACAACCATTGGAAGTCGGTGCAGGTAAATACCTCACGGCCGATTTACAAGTAAGCACCTACTACACCAATTAAGGAGAAAATAAATTGCCGACACAAATTATTACGGGCAGAGATATTACATTCAGCATTGCTGGATCAAATTATGATGCCCAAGCTACATCAGCAACCTTGACTGTTGATTCAACAATCAACACATATCAAACACTCGATGGCAAGGCGTATTACACAACCGACACACAAGGCTCATTTGCTGTTGAAATGTTGGCCGATTGGGGTGCAACTGGATCGCTTTGCGAAGCTCTATGGACAGCTGCAACAAGCGCACCACAGACTGGCCTATCGGTCATATTTGGAGCAAAATCAGGAGCATCATTTGCTTTTGATGTGCAACCTGTTTTGCCATCTGCCGGAGGTACAGCACCGGATGCACAAACTGTTTCACTTGAATTTACTTGCAAGACAACACCTATTTTAACAATTACTTAAAAGCTAAGGAGTCGGGAGCATGAAATTACCAATCATAATCGAATACAGCACAGGATCATCTGAAACCTATATTGCTCAACCCCCAGAGTGGGCAAAATGGGAAACCAAAACAGGTTTTACAATTCAACAAGTACAGGAAAAACTTGGCATTTCGGATTTACTGTTTCTTGCATATCATGCAATGAAACGAGAAGCCGCCGGCAAGCCAGTTAAACCTTTTGATGTATGGATTGAAACAGTTTCGGATGTGACTACTGGAGATGGCAACCCAAAAGCCATCAGCGCGGAAGCTTAAATCGTCTCATTGTTGAACTCGCAATTGCGACACAAATACCAATGAGCGAATGGCAAAGCGCAGAAGATGTTTTAACCGCGTTAGAGATATTGGAGAGGCGAAATGGCTGAGGATACAATTGCCTACGATAAATCCGATTTACGCGCCATTTATGCCGCTTTTAAAGCTATGGACGAGCAAGCTGTGGCTCAAGCTCGAGATGTCTCAAATGGATTGGCAACTTATCTTAAAGGCAAAATTGAAAACACGGCCAGCGGTGCAAATAATCGTGTGGCATCAATAATTGCTGCCGGATCGGTAGTTTCCAGATCATCACGCACCGGAGATGTTTCCTTTGGTTTTGCTCGTCAAAGATTAAGTGGCGGAGGCACCACTCAACAACTTTGGGGCGGTTATGAATTTGGCTCCAATAGATATAAGCAATTCCCCGTTTGGTCTGGCAGTCAAGGTCGCGGCTCTCGCGGTTGGTTTATTTACCCAACACTTCGAGCCGAACAGCCATCAATTATTGCTCAATGGGAAACGGCTTTCTCTAAGATTCTAAGAGAGTGGGATTAATGGCTGCCAGCGGTTCGCGTACCTTAAAGCTCTCCATTCTTGGAGATGTCGATCAGCTTAAAAGATCACTTCAAACTGCCAATAACGATGTAGAAGATTCAAGCTCAAGGTTAGGTGAATTTAGTCGTAAGGCAGGTTTGGCATTTGCCGCAGCTGGAGCTGCCGCGGCAGTTTATGCTGGCAAACTACTTATCGATGGCGTGAAAGCTGCAATTGAGGATGAAGCTGCACAAGTTAAACTGGCCACTTCATTACAAAATGTTACCGGCGCAACAAACGCGCAAATCAAAGCTGTTGAAGATCAAATTTTAAAGACATCATTATTGACAGGTGTTACCGATGATGAACTTCGTCCGAGTTTTGACAGATTGCTTAGAAGCACACAAAATGTCGAGCAAGCCCAGAAGCTCCAAAATCTTGCTTTAGATATTGCAGCTGGAAGCGGTAAATCCTTAGAAGCTGTTTCAAATGCTTTGGCAAAAGGATATGATGGCAACACAGCCGCACTCGGTAAGTTAGGCATTGGAATAAGTGCCGCTGAACTAAAAACAATGTCATTTGATCAAGTCACGGCAGCTTTGGCACAAACCTTTGAAGGTCAAGCAACAATTCAGGCCGACACTTTTGCTGGCAAAATGGCTCGTCTGTCCGTGGCATTTAGTGAAGCCAAAGAGACAGTCGGATCATTTGTTTTGGATGCCATTACCCCATTGGTGACAAATGTTGTAAATAATGTGATTCCAGCACTTTCAGAATTAGCAACAAACATTGGCGAAACTCTTGGCCCAATATTTGCAGATTTCGTGACATTCTTTAAAGAAAGTCTTTTGCCAGTATTTCAAGAATTTTGGTCATTCTTAGTCGATGTTTTAATACCTGCATTAGTAGATGTGTTTGGGCCAGCACTCGAAGGAATACGCAACGCTTTTGCGGTAATTAATAAAGCAGTCACAGACAATAAAGACAGTCTCAAACCTTTTTTTGATTTAATCAAAGCCATAGCAGAATTTGTAATAAGAACACTTGCGCCGGCATTTGGGACAACACTTAAATTCGCATTTGAAATTATTGGCACATTGATTGCTGGTTTAATTACTGGATTTTCACGGGTTGCAGAAGTAATTGGTTTTGTCGTTGATGGAGTCAGAGCCTTGATCAATTTAGTCAGAAACAATCCGCTTGTTTCAGGCATCGGAGATTTAATTACTACGACATTTGGTGGCGGTAGAGCTGCCGGTGGCATGGTTACAGGTGGCACTTCATACCTTGTAGGCGAAAATGGCCCAGAACTCTTTATGCCAAATAAGTCAGGAAATATTTTGCCAAATAACAAACTCTCATCGCTTGGCGGCACAACAATCAATCTTAATGTTTCAGGCGCTATTGATCCTGAATCAACTGCCAGAGCAATCATCAATGTTTTAAATAACTCTTTCTATCGCGGCACAGGTGGCGCAACTAACCTGCAAACATCATGACAATTTTTAATCCAATATGGCGAGTGACGATTGGCGGGGTCCAATATGAAACCGCCATTTTGGCCAATCTCACAATTACATCAGGCCGGACAAATATTTATGAGCAAGCACAAGCCGGATATACCAATCTTGAAATCATCAATCTTAATCAATCTAATGTGCCAATTGAGATTAATGATTCACTTACTATCGAACTGCAAGATTCAACATCTACATTTGTCCCAATCTTTGGAGGCTCGGTTGTTGAGGTAGGCATTGCCGTGGCCGAGGTTGGATCTGTCGATTATGCACAGCGAGTCAGCATCATCGCTTTGGGAGCTTTGGCTCGATTGCCAAAAGCCTTGACCGATGGAGTGCTGGCAAAAGATTTTGATGGTGATCAGATTTATGATGTGCTGTTCCCATTGCTTTATGACTCATGGCAAGAGGTGCCACAAGCTCTCCAATGGGCAACTTATGATCCAACAATCACATGGGCTAATGCACAAAATTCGGGATTAGGTGAAATTGATCGGCCGGGTAATTATGAACTGGCAGCTAGATCAAGCTCTCGAACCGATGTCTATTCTTTGGTTTCAGCTTTGGCCACATCAGGATTGGGATATATCTACGAATCCTCAACTGGCCAAATTGGATATGCAGACAGCACACATCGAGCAACATATTTGGCCACAAATGGTTATGTTGAACTAACAGCCAATCATGCTGTTGGATCAGGTTTAAGCATCCAACAGCGCGCAGGCGATGTGCGAAACTCTATTACTCTTAAATATGGTGCAACATCATCAGCTGAAAAATCTGCAATTGACACAACATCGGTGGGGCTTTATGGCCAATTGGCTCAAATTATCACCACCACATTGCACAATGCCGCCGATGCTCAAGATCAAGCCGATTTCTATCTATCACTTCGGGCATATCCGCAATTTAATTTCAACAACATAACCTATGAGCTGACAAATCCGGAGATTGATGACGCTGATCGCGATACCTTAATTGGCGTTTTTATGGGGATGCCTGTTGAAATTTCTGATCTGCCGTTGAATATGACTTCCGGTGATTATTTGGGATTTGTCGAAGGCTGGACATTTTCAGCCCGTTACAACGAAATAAGCATTTCACTACTTTTGTCACCGATTGCATTTTCATTGCAGGCCATGAAATGGAGCGATGTACCGGTGACAGAAAGATGGAACACAATCAATCCAACTCTGGATTGGGCAAATGCCACGATTGTGGCGTAAGGAGAAAAAATGACAAATCCAACAAGCAACTTTGGATGGCAAATGCCTACAAGTACCGATTTGGTGACTGATTTGCCAGCCGATTTTGCGGTCTTTGGTCAGGCCGTTGATACATCAATGGCCGATTTAAAAGGTGGTACCACAGGTCAGGTACTTGCAAAAGCATCGGCAACAGATATGGATTTCTCGTGGGTTGCAATTGATCCATTAGTAATTCTTGATGCAAAAGGTGATTTGATTACAGCAACCGCTGCCGATACCCCAGCCCGTTTAGCTGTTGGCACAAATGATCAAGTGCTCACAGCAGATTCAACTACGGCCACGGGACTTAAGTGGGCAACCGCTTCTTCTAATGCTGCAACTTGCGTCTTAACAAAGTCAGCATTGCAAACAATACCAGCGACAACAAATACGGCAATGACTTGGGATACCGAGTTAATAGACACAAATGCTTTTCACAGCACAGCAAGTCAGACTTCGAGAATAACAATTCCTGCAAGTCTTGCGGGCAAATACCTAATAAGCACAACAATTCAATGGAATCCATCTAGCACAATTACGCCAAGAATCTTGATTTACAAAAATGGTGCGCAATACACTTACAACGAATACCAAAGTTCAGGTTCAGCAAATCCATTTACAAATGCTTTGACTATGGTTATGGATTTGGCAGTTGCAGATTATGTAGAAATCTATGTGAGACACTCTTCAGGCGGAAGCATAGATACTGCGTCTGCTACAAGCGGAACATTTATGAACGCCTGTACATTTCAAGCAACAAGATTGGGTGCATAATGATTACACTTCCACTACCAAAACAAATTAACGGCGATCAACTGGCTGAGCAATTAGGCGGAGCGTTAGTTTGGGTCAATGAAGATGGCTTAAACATTGATTGCGACAAGACGGAAGAAGAAGTCAAGGCAATTGTTGCAAAACATAAGCCTGTTGATTTTACTGCAATAAAGGCTGCTGAAAAGGCTGCATTGTTGTCTAAATTAGGCATCACCGAGGACGAAGCGAAGCTTTTGCTGTCATGACATTTCCACAAGGCACA